ATTCAATGCCCAGAATTCCTCGCGGAATGCTGTTCTACCACCAGTAATTGCTGTGTAATAATTTGTATGTGGTTTTGTTCCATCAAATGCACCACCAGTATATGTTCCATTAATATAACTTGCAGCACATGCTCCTGGTGCATTTGGACCAGTAGCAGCATCAGCAAATGTTTGTCCACCACTAAAGTCAATTATCATTTGACTTAATCTTGCGTAAAGATCGTTATTGTTTGGAATATACATGAAACCATCAGTGGTTTCTCCTGCTCTTGCAAGACCCCAAAGTTCTTGATCGTCGCAAAGCATTGCAGCGGTCATTTTAAAAGATGGTTGTTCGGTTGGATCCTGTGCTGGTCCAATTACTGATAGATCGTTTAGTCTAAATGTTACATTTGGTCTGGGCATTTATCTCTCCTTTGATTTGATTACCTAATAGATATATAGCAAAATAGTTATTTTCATTTTATGTTTGCATTATAGTAAATTACCAAATCTCACTCCGTTTAAAGTATTTATCTTAAACAAATTTTTGATTTCTTTTTTATCTTTTATTAACCATCTATCTTCACTATTTCCAGTCCATTCATCCTCTTCTGTTGATATTGGAACTTCTTCGGTTCCATCATCATAATACCCAAATGGCAACATATCGTCTTCTATTTTTTCTATTTCCTTTTGATACATTGCCAATCGCACATCCATATCTGTTAAATTCTTAAAAAACTCTTGTCTGGTACACCAGGAAAATATAGACAAACAAGTTACGAGATCGTCATTATGACCATCATCTGCCTCATAACTGTTTTTCTTTGCAACAAAAGTTGTTAATTCATTAATTATATCAAAATCTTCAATTAATAGTTTATCCTCTTCTACTAGATTTTTTAATACAGCACAACCTACCTTTTTTGTTGCAACTGATGTCTTAAGACCTAGATGATTTTGTTTTGCACCACCAAATCCTTCGGTTATAGTTTGACCTTTTCTTCCCATGAAACTAGTTTTTACTAAATTTTCGTATTCGAGATCAGTATGTAATATGTCTGCTACTTGGGAACCTATATCATTTATTTCTATCATTACATATGCATTATTGTATTTTTTTGCAACAGTTTTTATTATTGAGGGGTATAGCAGAGGGGAAACAGTATTATTTCTATATTGCGCAACCACCTTATATGGAAATTCTGTGACATCCACTACCACAAATGCACTATAATCTTTACCTTGTCCTCTTGCTGTGTCTACTGTCATGAAATATATGTGATCTTGAGTTTTTTTCTCTTCGTCTTGCCTTATTGGTTCTTCGTGTATAGTTAGACCCTCTTTAGTTCTCATCACTGGTTTATTGAAAACCATAGTGTGTAACTTTTGAGATGATATTAATGTATTTGATGATCCAACGAAATCACACTCAAACTCACTCTGAAATTGTTTGTCAGAGGTTTTGCTTATCATTTCCTGCTTCCACTTCTCATCTCTAAGAGGACCGCCTGGATATTTTGGAACTTGACTCCAATGTACTTCTACTGGAATATAACCATTTTGTTTATTAATTGCTCCTTTCCAATAGTAGTAGAACATATTCAATCCATTTGGAGTTGAAATGATAAACATTTTAGTTGACTGACCAGAAGTAATTGTGGGGTATACAGATGAAAAGAACTCTTCTGCTATTTGAATTGGAATGTGAGCAAACTCGTCAAGTAAAATGCAATTAAAGGATCCACCACGAATTGCTGACGATGACGTTGCTGCGGCAAGAATTCTTGATCCATTTTCAAGAACAATTGATCCTTTATTCCATTCTATAACACCTTGCTGTAACCATTTTGGCAAATACTCAAATGCCATTTTAATTCTGCTGAGAATTTCAATTGCTGTTGCTTGCTTGTTTGCAAGTATAGCAATATTAACATTTTGATTAAATAAAACATAATGTAGTAAATAACTACCTACAGTTGTAGTTTTTCCTGTTTGTCTTGGCAATTTACCTATTACGAATCTATTTTGATGCAATGTTTTTATTAGATCTTGTTGATAATCATACATTTCAAATGGCACAAGACCTTGATCTACCGAAACAATTTTTACATAATTAGTAATAAAATATATTGGATCAGTAGCACATTTTATGTATTCCTTGACCTGTTCTGGAGTAAATTGTTGTTGAACTCCAACGGGTTTTAGATTAGGATTTCCAAGATATCCATCTTTAGGTTTCGTCATGATTTAACTCTTCATTATTCAATGATTTCAATTGACTTCTAGATTGATTGATTATATTTTGTAAATCTTTAGTAGATCCAACAAAAATAGAATTGTTTGTAGTATTCTTTATGTTTTTTGTGCTGCTAGGTTCTGCTTTATTTGCTTTTTCATGCAATGAAATCATTTCTGAATTCATTTCTGAAATAGTTTTAAGTAGTATTGAAACAACTTCATATGCTCTGGGAGAATCGCTTGCTGTGGCAACTTTCATCATTCCATCAACTGCTTCGAATCCAGTTGATATCAGTTCTTTCATATTTTTTCTTGCTTCACTGAAATCATTCTGAACAAGATCTTTCTTTTGTCTTTTTATTGATTTAACTTCTGGTGGTAATGTAATATTTTTAGTTTCGTTTGAATTTTCGATTGGAATATCTAATATTTCAGATAGAAGTTTATCGCTTTTCTCAATCATGTCATACTCCTTCTATATTAGTAAAGTATATTGGATCTTCGTGATCACTAAAATAATTAAGTGATGCTGTATATCCAGATGCTGTAAGACCCATATTAATTTCAGCATTTTTAATTATTCCATTTGTCGGATCACAGAATTTATTGTAAACAAAACCCTTGACCGTGAAATCAAAAAGACTAGTCACCGATCTTCTAGTTTCAAAACTACCTTCATATTGTTCATCCATAGCAACACTATTTAAAACAATTGGAATATCAACTGCTGGATATAGATTATCTACATTTATTGTTATCATCATTTCTGGTGCAAAATAAGGGAGTATCTGTTCGACTATTTGAAGATTATCATCTATATTTCGTGTAAAAACATATAATCCAAAATTTATATTATACGGTACTTCCGAGTAAGAAGATCTATCTCCGACAATCCTTCGGTTCAATCTATTTGTTTTTCTAGAAGTGTCGTAAATAATACTTGTCATATCAAATCCAATCACTGGAAGAGTTATTTGGACGTGAGTATTATCACTAATTTGTGATTCTGTCTTTATACGATATATGAATTTTTCTTTTGGACCATATATTAATGGAACTCTGATTTTTTCTACAACTTCCTTTGCATCATCTCTTCTTAGTATATAAATTGAATTAAATAATGCACCAAAAGCAGTTACCATTTTTCGTATTGATTCGTTATAATATGTGTTATTAATTGAAAACATTAGCAATTCTCGGAAAATGGATTATCTGAAGAAAACTCTATAGTGAATGATGCTTCTTTTTCTATGGCATCATTGTTTACTGCTACATTGGTATCGATAACACCCTTAGAGATATTAACAATCGTGGTTTCTTGACTGTACATATATGCTTCGGTATTTGATTGCATACCCTTAATTGTTTCATTTGTATTAAATGTTCCAGTTACATTTGTTAGATACAACCCTGTTGCCTTTCCACTGGAATCATATATTGCCTCTACCAGAGTTCCAGATCCTGTTGAATTTGATATTGTAGCATTAATACCAGTATATCCAATAGATTGAAACACTGTTTCTCCACCCAAATACTTAGTAGCAGCAGTTAAATAGTTTCCAGTAAGACCAAAGAATTCTGCAAAACTGTTTCTTTTTTCGTATACTTCATCAATTTCTGAAAACCCTGTATTGATTTCTTCATGCGAGTAAGTAAACAGTTCGCACATAAGAGTATATGTAGTGAGAGTGCCAAATTGATAAAATGGTTCCTCATCTTCTACAAAGTTGATTTCAAATATAGATTTGGACAAAGGATAGTATATTAAATCCCCTTCTCTTGGTTTTAATATTGATGGATTTTTTGCTGTTACTTCCTGTCCAAATCTAGTGATGGATAAATCAATAGTAAGACGATCAGTGATTGTGATTCCAAACTTACTCATGATGTCTTTGTTTCCACCGAACTTCATGGTTTCTCTGACATACATTTCCATGATAAATCCGTCTTCGAAATAAGTTTTTGGATCTTCTCCAAATATAGGATCAATTTTTAAATATTCTCTTGGTAAATAGATTAAATCTCTGCCCATTACTTTAATGGTTTCAATAGTGAGATCATCAAGTAATCTCTGCTCTCCTCTATAGTCTTTAAAATATGGGTTTACTGCCATTGGTTATCCTAACATAAAATCAACTGGTAATTCATGTGTTGAACGTAATTCATTTTCTATGAGTTGTAATTCATTCATTGCGTCTTGATAAATCACAGCACCTTTAAACGTAATTCCTCCAGGCAGTTGAACTCCGTCATATTTTGACATATTAGCACCCCATTGCTTCTTTATGAGTGCTGTTATATACTTTTTGAGTAATCTATCGTTATAAATTTTTGGATATTCTTCGGGATCTAAAACCGCATATGCTTCTATTACGACATATTCATCCTTCTTTATCTCAGTCATATCACTGTCTATGTAAATTTTATCAGTCACTTTGCTGAATCTAATTGATTTTTCTGGAGCAAAGAATTCTTCAATAAGACTGATATATTGCATAGTCACATCATAATTTGCAAGAGGCATGGATTGACTTGAACCTAGTCCTCTATTGATTCCAAAATAATCACTGAGTGCCATTTGATATTTTACATCAAACATGTCATTTCCAGTAAAACTACCAAACCTTAAAAGTTTAATAACAGAAACTATATCTGCCCCTGATGGTCTGCTAACACCATTTGCTGGTGATACTAGATCTGTAGTGCTTATGTATTTGTTATCAATATCTTCTTGAGTCAGTTGGTGCTTGAAAAACACTTTCTGGACTCCATCAAAATGATATTCGGAGAAAAATTGTAATGCTTCATCAAGACGATCTTCACATTGTTGCCAATCGACATTAATTTGAACAACTGGAGCACCTAAATTTCTCAATGCATATTCTATAAGTGTTTGTCTTGAGTTTGGTGATGATCCTGACATATAAAAATCTCCTTAATTTTATTTATAAGGAGATTCGTTTTATTATTATGTTGGTTTGTTTTCTTGTTTCTTTTGGGGAGGTGGTGGTGGTTCAAATGTATTAACTTTGATTGTTTCTAGTTTTTCATATGGATAATTTTCAATATAATATCTTCTAGTTATAGGTGATATTGCTTCATCTGGTTTAGACTTCTCGTAATTAGTAAATCCAGGCATCTGCAGAGGACATGATAATCTTGGATAGTCTAATTTAGAATATTTATCTGCTTCAGACATCAACCAAGTTCCTGCTCTATCTCCACATCCACATCCACCTTGATTTTTATCACCAAAGCAAGATAAAACACGAAGTTGTTTTATTGGTTTAGTTACTTTCTCATTCTTAAGACCGCGAGAAGTAATTGCTGATGCAAAACTCTGCATCATGCTTAATTTCTTTTTAATTTCTGAGTTTTCTGGTTTTGCTGGTTCTTGTGTTCTAAATTGCAATTCTTCGTTTTCCATAATTTACCTCATAGTTAATATCACTCAATTATTATTTTTCTAAAGAACATTACCGATGTAAATTTATTCTTTGGTATGAGAATGGTTTTGAAATTCAAATCATCCTCAGAAAGAATAATTCCGTAAACCATACCATTGTTATTTATTTTAGTTTTATTGGTAGAAGTATTTATATGTTTTGTTGTGAATAGTGTAGATGACATAAAAATTCCATTAGATTTAATAAAGTTAGAATTTGACTTTATAAAATTTGCATAGAAATGCAATTCTTGTATAGATGGAAGATAAAAATCTATAAATCCATTCTTTGGTCTATACTTCAATGTGTTCATCAAATTATTTGTGACTCCATCAAAAGTTGACATATTACCGTATGTATTATAATAACCGTCCCACAAAGATGTCTCCACATATGCATCAGTTTCATTTTCAGTTAAAAATGATAAATTGTATATTGTTTGATTCAATATCAATGCCCATTTTTTATGTGGACCACCAACTCCAACATTATATGCGTAGTAGTCAGAAGCACTATTGAAATTCATATCACCATATAGTTTGGAACCCTTTGGATTCACTGGAGATCCTGCTTCAAATATTCCAAGATATATTCCACCTTGATATTTCATTCCTGGTTGTAATTTTAATTGACTAAAATTGCTTTCAGTCATTATTTGTGGTTGATATTTATTGTTTACTTTTGTTGGATTTGATGGTGTATACTTATCATTGCAAAATGCTATATTTGAATCTGATTTAACCCAATACCCAGAACAATCGGATTTTATTTTTATATCACATTCATACTCATATAGTTTTGTTGTATCTGATAACAT